TATGGATGCGACGGCGCACCTGGTGGGCGAGATGAAGAAGGGGTATCACATGGGCTGGCTGACGCAGAACGTAATGGTGTTAGTCCCCGGGATGTTGGGGATGCGGCGGTGAAGGGGGTGGCCAAAGGGGTGGGTCTTAGGAAACGGTTATACGATAGCCATTTCCGAAGATTCGTGTTCGTTTTGTGTCGTGAAGCCTATAGGCCGATTACATCAGTCGGGCCGCGAGGGACTTCTTAGCCCCGCGACGACCGGCACCGATGCCCGCACCCATGCCCGCACCGATGGCGGCACCACCGTGCTCACCGTAGCCTACCGCGCCGAGCGCGCCCTTAATCTTGCCCATGGTGCCCTCATCGGACAGCATGCCCTTGACGGCAGACACCGCGGGCTTGGTGGCGTGGTACACGTCACGCGCCTTGGACAGGATGTTACCCAGGGACTTGAAGGACAGACCGCCCACCACGCGGTCCAGAGACGCACGCACGCCCATGGGGGCCAGGGGCGCGGAGATGACGTCCTGCTCAGACAGCACGCCCTTGATGATGCGGGACGAGCCCCGAATGCTCTCCAGGAAGCCTGAATTCACGGTGATGATGACCAGTTGCGCATCCACCGCCGCCGCCTGGTAGTTCCGTACGTCCATGCGGAACTGGAGGGTGAAGTTACCCACCAGGGAAGGCGCCTGGCCGGCCTGGAGCGTGATGTCCTGGGACGGCTTGAGCACCAGGGGACCACCAACCAGGGGGATCAGTTGGCCCTGCTCCACGCTGCCGTACGGGCCAGCAGAGGTGTGCCCACGGCCAATCCAGGAGTTGAAGTCCATCAGCAGACCGTTCTTCACGGACATGGCGTACAGTTCCTCCGTCGTGTGGGAGGACAGCAGGCCAGAAAAGTTGTCAAAGTTAATGGACAGCGGAGACACAGTCTGCGCTGAATCGTAGTTCAGCGGCAGCAGGTAGTCGCCGAAGGTATTGGCCAGCGTGCCCACGGGGCGCGCAAAGATGATGAGCAGGTCGGGAATCTGGGGCAGAGTGATAGTCTGGGAAGTCAACTGGGTCACCGCGCCACCGCCCGCGCACGTGAAACGGTCGGACAGGTAACGGGGGAATTCCATGTAAGGCACTACTGACTTCGGGGGCAGAGGGATGTCCAGAGAGGGGGTGAGGAACTGTACGTTCACACGGGAGCCCACGAACACGTTGGGCGCAGAGGCGTTGTAAGCCACCGCAGACAGCACGCGACCCGCACGGGTACAAGAGCGCAGCACGCGGGAAGGAGACGACACCAAGTTCATGATCAACTGGATGTTGTTGATGCCAAACAGACCGGTGTCCCACTCGTGCTCATCGGCGAACACGAAGGGGGACAGCACCAGCTTCTCGTTGGACCGGAAGCGCACGTAGATGGGCAGCACGGCACCAGGAGCAGGCGCCGCCGGCGATGGGAAAACACCGGTACCCGCAACAGGCACACCGTTCACGGCATCGTAGAGCGCACCCCCGAAGGCCGGGGAGGCCGTGCCCAGAGGCGTGCCATCGGGCGCAGTAAAGACCAGACCGGCAAAGGCACCGTTGGGCACCTCATCGTACGCCGTCGCATCGTTGTACGCACCCAGAGGGTTGTTCAGCGTGCCGAAGGCATCATCATAGGACTGGTACTTGTCCAGCATGGTGGGGCACGTGCGCTGGAGGCGGTCGTGCTTGAAGTCCGCCAGACGCAGCACCTGGGTGAGCACGTCCTGGGTGTTGATAACGGCGGTCGTGTCGTTGATGGTGGCGCTCATGGTGGAGCAGATGCTGTTCAGGGGGAAGGCGGTCAGCGCAAAGTCGCGACCGGGCACCGCAATCGCATCACCCGCCGCCGCACCAGCGGGCAGAGTGATGTTGGCCTGGAGGTGGCACGTGCTGGACCAGGCCAGCGCGCGATCCACGAACACGTTCTCAGAGGGCACGTAGATGTTGTACGTGTGCTGGGAGGTGGTCGCAGCAATCGCGTTGAAGGGGGCGTTGGTCAAGGAGAGAGCACCCTTCTCCACGGCATACTTCGGGCGGGACTGTACGATACGGCTGTCAAACACGGCGAGCTTCTCAATATCCGTGGCCATTATACTTCCGGCACCGATTTTGTTCTGGCCGTTTTATCTGTTTGGCGGCTGGGAGCCGCGGCCAACAGAAAAAGGGTAGCCGGGGGGGTTACTTGTAGGCATCGGATGCGTCCTTGCGGATAAACATGACCTTGATATCCACGCTGCCGCCGTTGGGGATGGTGACGGGGTACAGTTGGTTGTTGAGGCGGTTCTTATAGAACACCTGGATATCAATATTGTTGATGGCCTGCTGGCTGGGAGTGAGGTCAGCCAGACGGTACTGCGCCTGGGGAGCGTAGTAGATGAATCCGCGATAGCCATCCGCGCCAATATCCTCCGTGTTCAGGGCGATGTCGGTCACGATCGGGTTGAAGGCGGCGGCCGTACCGGCGCTGGAGTAGCCCAGATTGCCTTCGCCCAACTCCACCGGGGCACCAATCTGTTCGGCCTTGATAGGCAGCATAGTGGTAGTAAAGACCAGCGATGAGATAGGTGACCACAACTGACTGACGGACTTGAAGTCCTGGGTAATCCTGTAATATACCTTCTGCTCTGAGACGGGCACGAAGCCGAGGGGTGGCACACCGGCAAAGGGAGCCACCCGGTAATCCACAACGTTCGTGTAGAAGTCGTCGGGCACACGCATACGGTACACGTAGCCGGGGTTGGTCGTCAGGTTCTCGTAGAAGGAGGGGAAGTTGGCCAGGATGTTGCCCATGTTGCTGTTGAGGTACAGGTTCAGGCTGGGCGCGGAGCGCGGGCCGGGCGTGAAGACGCTGGGTGCCCAGAAGGCCGGGTTCGTGGGCAGGTTGTTGGTGTTGGCCGGTACAAGGGATATATAGTAGTTGCCCAGGTACTCCACGATATTGCCAGTACTGTAGGTGAAGGAGGCAATCCAGGGGTTGCTCACCGGTACGAAGGGCTCAATACGATTACCGAAGCCCTGGCTATCATAATAGATGCTGAAGCGCTTATCCGGCTCCTGGACGAGTTTGGGCACATTCACCTCCGCAAGCCAATCGGCAAACGTCGGGTAAGGGAAGGGGTCACCCGTCGCAGCGGCCGCCCACGCCGCCACAAAGGCGGTGTAGGTATCCAGATAGGCCTGCTGAAAGGTAGCATTAATCAGCCCGATGACGTGGTCATAGGTGTAGGCCCAGTAGTACTGGGAATCTATGTCCTGGCGCTGAATAGGAGGGCGGGGGACGGGTGCCAGCGTCGCATTCAGATACTGGGGTAACCAGCGCATGAACCGTGGCGAAGGCTTGATGTTGAAGGTAACAGCCCCGGCAGCCGTGGTGTTCCATGTCTGCTGGTAGGTGATGGCCGCGCTGTAGGACGTGAGGTCCGGGTCGGACTGCCCCTCCTGGATATCGGGAATGAACAGCGGCAGATTGAGACCGGGGCCGTTCATGGTGAAGCGGATGATGGAGAAGAAGTACTTGGAGGCATCCTTCACGATGGGCGCATCACGGGTCTCGTTGAAACGGATGGCAGGGTCCGGAACCACCACGCCCGACGTCAAGTCCGACGTACGGTAGTTGATGATGTTCGCATTATAGTACACATGCGCCGTGTCTGTACTGGCGGGGCCATCATACTCTACCGAACTGCGATACATGCTATACTGGTGGCAGATCTTTTCTGTTGGCTATTTGCCGAGTTTCCCGGCGATGACCCCGGTCACGAAGTTGTCGGGAGAGAGACCTGACTTGGCGATGATGCTGGCGAACTTGTCCAGACTGTACGGCGCATACAGTAAGCGCACGGCACACCAGCGGCCACAGGTCGCGACATCCGGATTCCCGGACTGGAACTGGTGTGTGTTGTAATAGACGGGCATATCGGCCTGGCGCAGCAGTCGGATGAGATGGGGGTAGGCCATGCCCCATTCCTGGAGTTTATCAGCGGGAACGCCGTCCTTTTGCTCTTCGGGAGGGTCGCCGTAGGAGTCAAAGAACTCTATACAAGAATCCCGGCGAATTAAACAGGTCCAGTGCCCTACCGTTGGTGACGCATTTGGGAACAGCAGAATACTCCGACCCATATTATCAAAGATGCCGTCCACGTCACGATAGCGCGCCAGTTCGGGATATGTTAGTATCTTAATGCCGTCACCGAGTATCTTGCGCAGGTCATCGTCCGACAGAGCATACTCCTTGACCTCTGCGATGCCCCCGTCCATAGTTAATCAGGGCGGGTGTTTTTTGTTGTTCCAAGGTATAGTATGTCGTTTGCGCCATGGAATCCATCTTGGACGTACGCGGCAGGTGACGTAGTAGGGTATCTGGGCATGGACTTCATCGCAACAACAGCAAACAGGGGCATTCCGCCGCTGCCTGCGACACTACCGCCGACGTGGACGTTGCTGACTCCAGGTGGGGCAGGTGCTACGGGTCCTACGGGACCTACGGGTCCGCAGGGGGCTACCGGGCCTGCTGGTGCTACGGGTGCGCAGGGTAACACGGGCCCGGCGGGTGCTACTGGCGCGGTAGGCGCAACTGGCGCACAGGGAGCGACTGGTCCGCAGGGCGATACGGGCGCTGTAGGTGCGACTGGCGCACAGGGAGCTACAGGTGCTGTAGGAGCAACAGGAGCGGTGGGTGCTACCGGCCCTCAGGGTGCTGTTGGTGCTACTGGACCGCAGGGTGATACGGGTGCTGTGGGTGCTACTGGCGCGGTTGGCGCAACGGGTGCCGTGGGTGCTACTGGACCGCAGGGCGCAACGGGTGCTGTAGGCGCAACTGGCGCACAGGGAGCGACTGGTCCGCAGGGCGATACGGGCGCTGTAGGTGCGACTGGCGCACAGGGTGCGACTGGTCCGCAGGGCGATACGGGCGCGGTAGGTGCGACGGGTGCTGTTGGCGCAACTGGACCGCAGGGTGCGACTGGCGCACAGGGTGCGACTGGCC